CAGAACATATAATTATAAACCAGATTTTGTGATTATAAATGATTTGTATGCTAAACAATGGATACTTGATTATACTCTAGCAAACTGTAAACTTATTCTTGGCGAAGCACGTAGTAAGTTTTCAAGTATTTCTGGACCAACAGGTGGCGGCAATCTTAATGGTGCTGATTTAAAATCAGCAGGTAAAGAAGAGTTAGAAAAACTAGATAAAGAATTAGAAACATTTATATCCGGCGGTACAGGTTATACATTTATTATTGGTTAACATGAAAATTTACGAAATTATCACTGAAGCAAAAGTAAAACAGGCTAAAATGACCAAGCGTCAAAATCAACCTACTCGAGGTGTTCATACTTTTGGGGATGCTGAACGGGCTAACAGTGACTATGTTCAATTTCGTGTGGGCATGGCATTGGCTAGTACTGACGGAAAAACTAAACCTAATATAGATGCTAAAAGTTGGATTGGTAAACGTAAAGCCGCATTTCCCTATACAAAAGAAGAAGCAGACATGCTCAAGATGGCCTACAAAGCCGCTGGCGCCGACTATCAAGATGTTAATGACGGCGATATGAATAGTAAAGAATTAAACACTACAAATAAAGTAAGCCCTGTCGCTAAACCAAAACGCAACAAATACGGAGTCTAATTTGTTGACAAGTTAAACAAAATATAATAAATTATAGTGCTAGGAGGCACTATGATTGTTGGATTTGTTGGTTTCATTGGTTCAGGTAAAGACACTGCTGCGGACTATCTAGTTAATTTTCACGGATTTAGAAGAGACAGTTTTGCATCAACATTAAAAGATGCAGTAGCTTGTATTTTTGGCTGGGATAGGACTCTGCTAGAAGGGCGCACTAAAGAAAGCAGAGAATGGCGTGAGCAAGAAGATGCTTGGTGGTCAACTCGTTTAGATATGAAAATAACTCCTAGATGGATATTGCAAAACTGGGGTACAGAAGTTTGTCGTAACGGATTCCATTCAGATATTTGGATTGCAAGCTTAGAAAATAAGATCCGCAAAACTCAAGATAATATTGTTATTACAGATGTTCGCTTTCCTAACGAAATAACTGCAATTAAAAATGCAGGCGGAAAAGTGTTTAGAATTAAAAGAGGTCCGGACCCTGATTGGTTTGAGGATGCTATAAACTATAATCAAGGACCTACAAACATGCGCTGGGCACTAAGTAAAATGCATTTATCTCAATTACAAGTGCATGCCAGCGAAAGTAGTTGGATTGGGAATAAAAATATAAGTGTAGAAATTGATAACAACGGTACTATTGATGACCTATTCCAACAACTTAAAAATCAGGTACAAGATCACCCTGCCGCCACTTAATGCCTTCTTTGTGTAAAATTCTTTGACAATTAGCACATACTGTTTTTAAGTTTGAAAATTTAGTGTTGTTAGCATCGCCATCTACATGAAAAACATTAAACTGTTCTAAGTGTTTAGATTTAAAGCCGCATTTTTCACAGAAGTCTTTTTGCCTATAACCGTCTCTATACCACTTAGGAGATCCTTTGGCTACCCCATTATATCGAATACACACATCGCATTTTTTGCGATAGAATATCCTATCATTTTTTTTATAATTTATTGCTGCGGGTCTTTGACCGCAAATACATAAAGGTCGATGCATATTATTATTTATTGCCCTTTTTGGTGCCTTTTCTCGTTGAATATCCTATATCTTTTTTACCAAATGCGGTAAATAAATGTAGATTACCATTAGGAGAATACAATGGCCTTAAGCTCACCCGGCGTACAAGTAACAGTTATCGATGAAAGTTTTTATACTCCTGCAGAACCAGGAACTACACCACTAGTTGTAGTTGCTAGTGCCGAAAATAAAAAGAACGGCGCAGGAACAGGAACTGCACCTGGAACACTAAAAGCAAATGCAGGAAAAGTTTATACAATTACAAGCCAAAAAGATTTAGTTGACAACTTTGGAGATCCTGTATTTAAGACAGACTCTAACAACAACCCAATTCATGCTGGCGAACAAAACGAATACGGATTACAAGCTGCATACAGCCTGTTAGGCGTAAGCAATCGTGCATTTGTAGTACGTGCAGATATTGATTTGAATCAATTAGATGCAAGTGCAGATGCACCAGCTGGTGAACCAGTTAATGGAACTTATTGGTTTGACACTGCTAGCAGTCTATTCGGTATATTCCAATGGAATGGTGCAGCATCAACAACACCGGGCGGACAAAAATTTGAAAATAAAGTACCTCTTGTTATTACAGATCCTACAAAAGTAAGTTCTTTAGGCTATCCTGTCACTAGCATTGGTAAAATTGGTGATTATGCTATAGTAGCTACTACTAATGAAAACAAATTATATTACAGAGAAAGAACAGGAGCCTGGGTACAAGTAGGGGATGCGGAATGGTTCCAAGGCTGGCCAGTAGTAACAGGTAGTAAATCAATTGCAGTAGACGAAGAATTAACTTCAGGACATAGTTTAATTATTAACGGTACTGAAGTTGTTGTTCCTAATATCCCTGATAATACTATTGGAGGATTAGCAGACGCAATTAATAATGAAGAAATTACAGGCATTACCGCAGCCGTAATAGGCAATAAATTAGAAATTTATTGCAACGGACAAATTGGCGATGATATTGTCGAAGATGATGTATCAAACGCTGTAATTATAGAAATTGGAGAAGGTAATTTAATAGCATCTTCTGCAGCAGCTAGCGACATAGGAATTGCAGCTGACACATACTATGCTCCTAGATTCGTAATTGGACCACATACATCAGTACCAACATTCAAGGCAACTGATTTAGCACCAAGACCAACAGGTTCTGTATGGTTAAAGACTACTGACCCTAATCTAGGTTCTAAGTGGAGAGTTAAAAAATACAACAGTACTTCAAAACTTTGGGAAACTATTGATTCCCCACTGTACACCTCTAATACTTCTGCACTAAAAGGTCTAGATCCAACTGGCGGCGGACAAAATCTAGCAGTAGGAACATTATATGTAAGACCAAACTGGACAGAAGCTGACGGTACTGATGCAACACCAAGACTTGGTAATTTTAAAATTTATCGTCGTAGAGCTACAGGCGCAACAACTATTACTACAGACATTATTACAGGATCAACTTGGCCAGAAATTGAAGATGCTTACAGTTTTATATTAGCAGAAAGTCTTAAAGGCCAAGTTGCACTAGACACTGGCAAGATCCTTGAGTATGTTCCAACAGGAACAGCCGCAGAAGATGCAAATACCTTCGCCGGTATAATTAATGATGCAGGATTTACAAATATTGTAGCAGAAGTTACTGCACAAAATAGAGTGGTAATTAAACATACACTTGGCGGAGAAATTAGACTTTTAGATGGCCTAGGAACTCCGTTAAATGCAGCCGGACTAACAGCTTATAATCCTTCAACAGGCACTGGAACTTTAAATTTATATACATTAACAGAAGATCCAGATTATGAATTTGTAGCTTCTTTATGGGAACCTCTAGTATACACTGCTAGCGACTCTGAGCCAACAAGCTTAGCCGAAGACGGTCTGTTATGGTACAGTAGCGTCGTTGACGAAGTTGATCTAATGGTACACGACGGCGATACTTGGGTAGGATATAGAAATTATCTTCCTGATACAGATGCTGACGGTCCTATTGTTGCTGCAACAGAGCCTACTTCACAATCTGATGGCGTAACTGCGTTAAAAGACGGTGATATTTGGATTGACACCAGTGATATTGAAAATTATCCAGTAATCTACAAGTACAATGGAACCACTCTTGCATGGGACTTAGTAGATAAAACAGATCAAAGTACAGAGAATGGTATTTTATTTGCTGATGCACGTTACAATGTGTCAGGAGCATCAAGTGACGAACCAGGTACTATCACAGACATGCTGTTAAATGATTACTTAGATCCAGATGCACCTGATCCAGCACTATATCCTAAAGGAATGTTGCTATGGAATCTACGTCGATCAGGGTTTAATGTAAAACGTTTTGTAAGAAATAGTGTTGATATTACTGACGAAAACATTCGATTTGGTGACGAAAGTATGGCAGCATATTATCCACACCGCTGGGTTACAGAATCCGGGAATCAAGAAAACGGTGCTGGTACATTTGGTCGCAAAGCACAGCGCAAAGTAATTGTACAGGCAATGCAGGCTTTAGTTAATTCTAATCAAGATATTCGCGATGAAGAAAGACTAGTGTTTAACTTACTAGCTGCACCTGGATATCCAGAACTAATTGGAGAACTAAACAGTCTTAACACAGATAGAGGCCTAACTGCATTTGTAGTTGGCGACAGTCCAGCAAGACTACCTGCTACTGGAACAGATTTATCTAATTGGGGACAGAATAAAGAACTAGCTGTTGAAGATAACGATCTTGGCCTAGTTAGTTTTGATGAATACCTAGGAGTATTTTATCCATGGGGATTCACAAGTGACAACTTTGGTAACAATGTCGTAATTCCACCAAGTCACATGATTTTAAGAACTATTGCATTAAAC